ATGATCAGCGTGTCGAAGCGCTTGAAGAAGCTCGCCGGCTGCTGCGACAGCCACTTGGTGGCGTCGGTGTTGGTGATATAGACGTCAGCGACTTGAGCGAACGCCTGCTCGCGCTTCTCGGCCGGTGCGACGATCGTCTGCATCTCGGGAGCGAACTTCTGGAAGTCATCCTGCCAAGCACTACGCAGCAGGGACTTCGGTGCGATGACCAGAGCAGCGCCACCGCCACGCTTGCGGCGTGCAGCGAACAGCTCGATCTGCACGCGGGTCTTGCCAGTGCCCGGATCGGAGCTGTCCAACACCCGTTCGCGGGCGCTCATGAACTTCACGCTGTCGATTTGGTGCTTGAAGAGAGGCGGCGCGCTGCTACCCGCTTTCGGGCTTCGATTCTTTCGAGGCATCGTTCGTATTCCCACGTGTAGATCTTGTCTTCACCCAGTAAGCGCATGCGGGTGGCTTTCTGGACGTCCATGTCTGCGAAGACCTTGCTCATGTTCGGCGTGGTCTTGTCGCAGAGGTCGACGGTGTTGCAGTCGGCGCATCGCCCATCCAGAGGGATTGGGTATACCAGATCACTCATACTCGCTTCCCTTCTGTCCCGGTTCATTGCTGTTGGTGCAGGCGAGGTCATGGTCTGTGGCGTGCGGGCAGCGCTTGTTCCCGCAGGTGGGGCAGAGGATCATCATGGTCATCTCGATCGGGATTGCGATCGAGCCGAGGACTCGGATCTTGGCGTCACGCTGTCGCAGGCACTTGCGGCAGCCGCACTCCCCTTCGTTCAGTCGTTCCACCTCGTGCTCCCTCTTGTCAGTTTCCACACCGCCTGTTGGCGGGCCATTTCACGCAGCCTGCGGCCGCAGAACCAGAACACCCAGCCGCCGAGCAGGGTGTGGAAGGGGATGAAGAACAGCGACGACCATTTCGGCGGGAACAGGTACGTCGTTGCGATGATCAGGTTGAAGTTATGCCGCACGGGTCGCGGCGATCAGGAAATCCCATGCGTGCTTCGGGTTCCCGGTTTCTGCAACTCCGGCAATTGCTGCCCGTCCCAGTACGTCATGCGGTAATTCAGCCGGGACAACCGCAAAGCCCGCACGGGTCAAGGCCGCAATCAGCCTCATCGGCCAGTCCTCAAGCGGCACGTCTTGGTTGTCCATCGCGCAGGCCGCTTCGTAGAGCGCTTCGCGCGGGGTTGCAATCACGCTGTAGTAGCCTTGTTCCATGTCGTTCTCCGGTAGTTCGGCATAACAATTCATTCAAGCCGACGCCGCTTCGCGGCGCGGCTTAATTCAGGCGTTAGCCACCACTGCGGGTTCTGGGCAGCCCAAAGTCGCGGAGCTTCAGCTTCGCCATGCGCCCATCAGGGTGATGCCAAACAATCCCCTCAATGTCTTTGCCGGCCATCCACTCTCGCAGGCCGTCGAAAGATCGCGGCGCATCAAGAATCTCCGCGTCTGCGTGGCGCAGCAGCCTGTGATCCTCGTAGCCTTCGGGGTTCCCCTGGATGCTCGGCCCCAACAACTCGTAGGTGCCGTCTAGGAGGCCGGTCACGAAAGCAGATGCGTGGTGTTTGTCCTCGGGCGCATCGGTAACGGGCACCCATCCGACAACCTTCCCGGTTATAGCATCGGTGTCCGCAAGCTCAAAGCCTTCCGGTGGCTGCTTGCCACCCTTCAACTCCCTGCGCTTGAACAGCTTCCCATCGCGCACCATGCAGCAAGTGCCATCGTACTTTCGCGTCGCCACGCCCTCGCCAGCAAAAACCCATCCGCATTCCGGGTGAGGCTCGTTAACGACGCGGCTCATGTTGTTGGGGTCGCGCTTAAACAATGTCGGTGTTTTCTTCATGTCGTTCTCCGGTAGTTCGGCATAACAATTCATTCAAGCCGACGCCGCTTCGCGGCGCGGCTTAATTCAGGCGATCAGAGCCACCCAGCGCCACGTCTGAAGCCTGCGGTAGCTGAAAGGCTCGTCGCTCATCACACTCCCTTGGTGCAGTGCCCGGTGCCGCGCGGGCCGTACGGGCACCACCGGCAAGAGAACATGTTCGGGTTGGCGGGGAAGTCGGTCGCCGTGGTGATCGCGTCGCCACGGTTGTCGAAGTTGCGGTAGAAGCGCATCCCCTGCTCACGCGTGTAGCGCATGTGGGTGATGTCGTCCTGATCGGTGTACCAGAGCTCCACGTCGATCACCTGCAGTTCGGGGTAGCGCAGGAACGCGGCGAGCTGGTACAGCTGACACTGCTCTGCGTGCTTGATCTCATTGCCGAACTTCTTGCCGGTCTTGTAGTCGATGACCACGCCGTGGGTCTTCGACATGCGCACGAAGGCGTCGAGCTTGATGCGGGCCCACGCGTTGCTGGAGCGCCATGCGGTCGGCTCCCACTCGCGGTCGACGGCCCACTCGCCTTCGAGGCTCACCTTGCCCTGCTTGAACAGCTCGCGGAGGCGCAGGAACTCCTCACGGAAGCTGCGCAGCTCGGGGATCAGTTCGATCCCGCCCTGCACGAACATCTCGGCTGCGTTGTGGACGCGGGTACCGCGATCGTTGGCGTGCTCGGTCTTGCCGGGAGGCAGCGGACGCTCGGGTTCGGGGATACGGTCGATGTAGGCCAGCTTGGCGCGCAGCTTGCACTGCTCGAAAGTAGACAGGCGGGAGTAGCTCCACGCGTCGATCTTGGTCATCGGTTCGCCTTCGAGTGTCTCTGAGGGAACCGGTATTATATCAGCCATCCGGGCTATCTGCGCTTCGTTCATCAGCCTCGACATATTCGACGACTCCCAGTTCGCGCCGCATCTTTTCACGCATGCGGTCGACGAGGTTGTTGTACCGCGCGACCCAGTCGACACGGCCGTAGTTGTCGTTGTTGTTCCGGTAGTACCAGTTCTTGTCGGCCAACCAGAGCAGCGGATAGAAGGACTTGAAGTCCTCGGGGTTCACGGCGTTGAGCAGCTCGAGGAACTTGGCCGGGTTGTTGAACACCTGCCACTTGCTCACGCCGTTGGTCTGCCGCATGTGTTCGTCGACTTGCGTCGGAATCAGCTTGTCGAACGCTCCCAGCTTGGTGCGCACCTTCATCAGGTTGCGGATCGACTGGATCATGCGGTTCATCTCGTTCCGCTTCTCCGAATCCATGACCCGCACTTTCGGTGGCGTGAGGCTGGAGATCTTGTCGTCCTTGATCATGATCGGCAGGTCGCCGTTGATCTCTTGGCGATTGCGGGCGCTGTCCTTGTAGGTCCACGTGCGGCCCGACAGCTTGACCGTGCGGGAGGCGTAGCTCCTCACGCGGAACAGTGCGTATATCGGGGTGTTGTGAAGAGCGCGCGTGATCATGATGCGATCGCGGTACACCTCTGCGACCGGACGAACGTCCCAGCGCTCCTTGGGGGCTTGCTGGTACTTGGTCTGTCCCGGGCGGTCCGGATCAGGAACGCCCTCGTACTTTGACCAAAGTTCGCTGACCACGAAGCAATCGCGCGTGGGGTAGTACTTCATGTAGACGAGGTTACGGATTTTCCGTCCGACGTGTTTGTTTTTGCGACCTTCATACAGTCGCGCGGCGGTGGCGTAATCGAGCACGGATAGCCTCCAAGTGGATGCAGATCACTGCTGTGAGCTTGGGGTCGTCCGCAACATGGATGCGGATCCCCGGGATCGCGTGCGCGATCGCGATCAGCTCACGGTGGTGGTTGGGGATTTCGGTGGTGCCGTCGAACTTGGCGATGATCTCGTTGTCGACGATCAGCGCTTCGCGTATCGCTTGGGCTGCGCCACCGTTCTTCAGCTTGGCTTCTGCGAGGAGAGCCGGGACGGTCTCCCCGTAGAGGTAGTAGATGACGCAGCCCATGCTGACCTCAGATGTGGCAGTCGACGGCGGTGATGAGGGTGTCCTCGGGGAGATCGCGCAGCAGTTCCCACACGCGCTCGTTCCACGTGTCGGGGTCCACGTTGTCGGAGCTCATGCCGAACCAGCCCACCTCGCCCTTGCTGTACCACTCGCCGTCCTTGAGTACGGCGAAGGGGGTGAACGAACCGTTGCTGGCACGCTCGACGAACTTCTCGCGGCCGATGCCATAGACCTCGACCGGGTCTTCGAACCACAGCAGGAGGTTGGCGGCACGCAGCGCTGCGATGTACGGCGTCTCGTGGTATGCCTTGCGGGCGTCGTCGATGTTCTCGAACGCGGTGCGGAACTCGGCCCACGGCTTCGGGACCTCGAGGCCCTTCACGGCGGCCTCATAGGCGTCGTAGCGCTTATTGGCTTCGGTCGCTGCGTCGGCACGCATGCCTTCGAAGTCGATGCTGCCGCGATGCAGCTGGTCGTACATGCCCGGTTCGGCCTTGTTGCCGAAGACGCCCGACTCGCCGACCTTGCCGATCACGCCGGGCTTGGCCTTGAAGTAACCGGACCAGCGGCCGCCGACGACGTACCAGTCCCACTTGGCCTTCGGGTTGCTGTGGTAGCCGTAGCGGCCCTGCTCGTTCGGTTCGCTGCTGTGCCACTCCTTGCAGAATTCTTCGAAGGTGGAGTACAGCTCGGAGAACTTGACCGAGACCGGAGCGATTTGGGCGGCCCGGTCGTCGTCCGTCGCGGCATGGGC